AACCATTAAAGTAATCAATGCGCGTTTTCATAGGTCGAGCCAATTCATATTTACCCCGACTATCTGTGCAAATAGTCCCATCAATGTCTACGACAAAAGTTCTCATAGTTCTTTAATTTTTGTTATAATTTTTGTGGCGCTTATATCCTCAGAAAATGGAATAAAATATACCTCTGTTTGCCCACACTCTGCTTTCTCAGCGGGGTGTAATGTGGTGATACTATAATCTCCACCTTTATACCAACGAGAGGGCTTGAAGTGTCTCAGGTAACCAGAGACTGTTGATTCATTAAATACTAAAACGTAGTCAACACACTCATTGCAAGCCACAAGGAAAGCTCTCTGCTCTTGGCTAATAATGGGCCTTTCTGAACCCTTATTTTTCTTAACACTTTCATCTCCATTCACGCCAACAACTAATTTATAATCGTCAGGTAAATCTTCTTTTATTGATTGGAGAAGGTGCGCGTGACCTGCATGAAATAAGTCGAAGCAACCGTTTGTAAAAGCCATCTTTTCCGTTCCTATCGAAAAACGGTGCATGATCGTAGATGTATCAACTATTTTAGGGTGATTCATATCGTTGCTGTTCCAACTTTACTGACGACGATGCTACAGCAAGTCTGAGCATAATCAATAGCTAAATCTATATCTTGATTAAATAAATAATTACTTGCAAAAGCAGCAAGGAAAGTATCTCCAGCACCACTCACATCCCTTACTTGAGCCACAGATTTTAAAGGGTATTTTTTTCCCCTGAACCTACACCCCTTACTCCCCAAAGTAACAATGAGGTTTTCCATCCCCATCCCTTCAAATCCATTCTCCTTATATTCCTTTTCATTAATTTTGATCAGATCAAACGAATTAGCCCATTCAGGGTTATATTTCTTTTTAGTGTCTAAGAAAGATATTTGAGAATTATCTGCAATATATTTCAAATCTCTATCTGTAAGGTATCCCTTGTTATAATCAGAAACAATTACAGCATCGTAAGACCACACACTTGCTTCTCTCAACTTTAATTTATTAATCTCTTTATACTCATCTGAATCAACGCGCAAAAACATTTGATTAGAATTAGAGTCAATATATCTAACCTTCGCTCCAGTGCTTTGATTACTTTTAATATCTACTTCTGCTTTTTTGCCTAAATTATTAAGGCAAGCAAGGACATTTCTATGGACGTTTGAAGCCATACCCATGAAAGTAACTGAGTTGTCCTGCTTAAAAACAGGAACTGGAGCTTCTGGACATAATCTATCAGCAGATCCGTAAGTAAAAATATCTAAGCATGACTCTCCGATAATTAATATTTTCATTTTTGTGAGTCTCCTTTTTGGATTCTATAAGAATCATACTCAAAATGTTGAGTGCTAACTTCAAAAACTTTAGAATCCTTTAGAGCTATAAGTTTGTGAGGAATACATGGTCGCAAATGAACAGTGTCCCCTTCTTCCAACTCAACTTCTTTTTCAATAGCATTACCTAAATCATAATATTTTAAAATCAATTTACCCTCGATGACGGCCCAAGTCTCCTCTTTCTTGATATGATAATGCATAGAAAACTCCGCACCCTCATTGAACTTCAAAATCTTACCACAATACAAATCATTGTTAGTTATCCAAACTTCTTCCCCCCACCCCTTAGCGTGTTTTTGTACTTTTGAAAATACAGGCTCTAACTTCATTGACTAATTTTAGCTAGAATACATGAAAATTCAATAGCTAATCAAAAAAAAACCGTCCCGAAGGACGGCTTTTAAATTATTTAAAATGATTTATATTTACTGTCGTTTTTTAATCTTCTCCTTTTCTTTTGCCTCGCCCTTATTAGAAATAGCTGAGTAACAAAAAAGAGATGTGATAACAGACAATACAATTATCCTCACGGTTCAATCATGTAAATTATGATAAGTTATTTTTACTTATCTCCTTTGTCTTTCGCTTTACCGAAATTAACGCTGAGAAAATCTACGATTTTGTAAGCTTTTGAGAGCCAAGTTCCCTCTTTTGGAGTTGGGGTAGCAGCAGCAAATGCACTAGCCGCAGCAATAATAGCACAAGCCCAGTTAAACCAAGCCTGATCTTCGACGAATGATGTAATAATCTCAATAATATCCATAACAATATTTTGTTTGTATAGCTTATTACACTAAGCGAGGGAGCAGGGAATTATCGGCCTTGACCCCTATAGGGTTTCTTGTAGTTTTTGGAGCTTTTGATCCTAGAAGTCTTGCTTTTAGCATGTACTCCTTTACGTCGGATCTTCTTTTTTGCTTGGTAAGTGTTTACTTTTTTCATTACTGATCTTTTACAAATTGTCCGTCCACCATCTTGCCAGTGCGACTCTTAATTACATCATAAGCTGCTTCTAAGCAGTATGTGGTATCAAACCCGACCATCTCAGAAAGTAAAATAATAGTAACTAACATGTCTCCAATGCCGTCCTTAACTTCTGCAAGAATGTCCTCTTTAGTTGGAGTAGGCACTCCAATATTTTCCATCAGATCACGTTGATAATCAAAATCATTTAGCTTTTTTAGGGCTACTCTTGTTTCATCAAGCTCTTCTTGCGTCTTGTCTAGTTGTCGAATTGGGGTAGAAGAATCTAAAATTCCTTTGCTTTGTCCCCACTCAATAACCGATTTACTTAGTTCTTCGTATTCCATATCTACCCTCAGTATAAAGACATTTTAAACCGTGTCAACTATTTTTTATAATTTAACGGTCTTAGGAGCTATTTCCTCTATTTCTTCGCATAACCTAAGTATCTCTGAGGTCTGCATGTCACAAGCTCTTGCCTTTAATTTAAAAAGTTCTTTGTAAAAATAAATATAATCTCTGTCTTGATGAACATATTCCTGATCTCTAATATTAAAAATGTAACCTACGTATGTCTCATAAATTGTAGCATCAATACACTTCTCCACTGGATCATAAACAGAATTAGAAAGAACGTAGTCGAAGATGTCGTGACGGCTTACATTGATATGAAATATCTCTTCATTCACTTTTAAAGATCTTTTATTCGTTTGATCACCATTTTATAGGTTTCATCTGAAGGATCATTCTTCCTATTCGGCGCAATCATTTTATGAGATAGAATTTTTTCTATTCCAAGGTCAAATTTATCCATAAGGTATTTGCATTTTTTAGCAGCAGAATCAATTTCAACCGCACTTGGAGTGCGTTTGTTCGTATCTCCATAGAAAGAGATACCAATGCTATGACCATTTAAACCGCTTACACCCTTCCAAGAAGATCTTCCTGCATGCCAAGCTCTTTTTTTGTCATAGACGAATTGTGTGCGAGACCCATCAGCAGCAATAAGATAGTGATAACTAACCTTCGATGAAGCATTCAAAATCCAAGAACGAGTCCCATCATGGCTTCCACTACTATGATGCAAAATCACATACTTAGGCTTAATAGTTCCAGACTGGTTCGGAGAGGCTTTGTAAACTTCGGGGTAATCCTCTTTGAACTCCTGCACTGGCGGTTCTGGTTTTTCTGGTTCCCCTTTGTTATCGTGAACTAGATTCTCCCAAATCATCTTCCATGTAGCGGGACCATCAATCCCATCACCACGTAAGCCAAGTTTTTTTTGGACTTCTTTAACAATCCGATCTTTACCAGAAAAACGCATTTTTATTCTTCTTCAGTTGGAGCTTCTACTTCTGCTTCTGCTTCTGCTTGGGGTAGTTGATATTTTGCTTGCTCTTGAATTTTAGTAGCAAGGAAAGACCCCGCTTCAGCAATCTGAAGCCCTTGAGCTTTTACAGCGATATCAATAATCTGAAGGAGTGCATTAGCTTCGTTTTCTTGTAAGGTGATTTTAATTTCATTCATACGTACCTGATTATCTAAATTCATAAGAATAATTCAACAAATTAACGTCTAAATTTCAAAAAAACATGCTTAACCGCCATCCACATATCCAGATATTTATACTTAGCTAATCTGCCCAAAAACACAGTATCCTTTTCTTTTCTAGCTAATTCATCATATCTTAAATACATCTCTTGGCCTTCTCCCCAAGGAATAGGATAGAATGGAATATCTCCTTCCTCCATACTTTTCGGGTATTCTCGGGTAATTATAGTCTCTCCTGAGTGATTGGAACTAAAATAAGAATGATCATACTGTCTAGTCCATTTATTTTTCTTATTGGATTCGTTGTAAACAAGTGCGTCTTGCTTATCCATTGTTGAGTAATGCTCTAGCTTTAAAGACCTGTAAGGTAATTGCCCGAAACAATAATTAAAATACTGATCTATCCTACCTGTATAAATAACTTTATCGTAATCCTCTTCCCTCCATTCTTCCTGCCCCGCATTTAAAACAACTTCTATCCCATCTAACATTTTTTCGAACATTTTTGTGTATCCTTCTTTTGGTACACACTGATATTTTTGGCCTTCAAACCAAGTTGGACTTTCTGAGTTCTTAGTCTTTGGGATTCTGTTTATAATTGTTTTAGGAATCTTCCTGAAATCTACTCCCCATTGTTTCTCGCTGTAGTCTTTAAAAATGTATTTTCTAATCTCTTCTTGAGAGAGCGTCCTGCCTATAGATGCCTCACAACCTTTGTCGTGGTATGGCAGAGGAATATCACCGATCTGGGTTCTGCCAATTGGCTTATACTCCAGATCAATCCACTCTGTGTACCGTGATAGAAATTCAAAAACTTCTTCATCATCCGTATGGAAAATATGTGGGCCATATTTGTGGAAGTGAAGACCTTCAATGTCAACATCATAACAGTTACCTCCAATGTGATTACGGGATTCAAAAATTTTAACTTCATGGCCTTTATCTTTAAGTAAACGAGCAGAAGTTATCCCACTCAAGCCACAACCAACAATAGCAAACTTCATATGTTAAAATGCAATTTCATGCTCTTACTCATTTTTTGAGAGTACTTTAAATTCGGTTTACCTGAGCTTTGCTCATTATGAGAGCAGTTGTATATAGCTGCTCTAAAATTAATATCTCCACCTTCATACCCTTTATGGGTAAAATATCTCCAAAAGAACTGATGAGATCCCATTAACTTTAATAAATAAAACTTTTTTGTAGATCTAATTATAATATCTTGAGATGAAGTAAGATCAACATTTTTAAAATCAATTTGTTTTTTAAGTATGCTTGCTTTAGTTATATTACAAGTGCCACATTTTTTATTAAAATCACCAACACATTTAAACGTATCGTCTACACCCATTTTAAAACCTTTATTAATCCTTAAGAGGTCTTTGCCCGAATTGTGAATAGTTCTAACTAAATCTCTATGTATGAAGTCATCTGCATCAACAAACATAACGTAATTATCATCATCAACTTCACTTAAGGCTAAAATATACTTAGTACCTTTATCTAATCTTACTTCAGGTAGTCCAGTGCTTCGATATTCTACTTGAGTACCTATTTGCCAAGCATTGGATAATGATGGAGGGAGCCAATCAACTTCTATAAACTTTACCTTTTTAATTTTTTTATTTTCTGGGAAGGTGTTTAGCGTTTTATTTGAAACTACTATTACTTCAAACCTATCATCAAGCTGACCACAAACCGAAACCAAAGTATTTTCTAATAAATCCCAAGTATCATTGTATGAATGACAGTTTCTGTAATGTTTAACACATATAATAAAAGTAACCATTATTCTCCAAATTTATATCCGAAATACTCAATGTCCTTTGCATACTTTTCCGCAACGATTTGTTTTG